TTAGAAAAATATTTTCACCAATGATTTCAATGGCTTACAAGAAAACGACAACTATTAGAGGAATGATATAGAGATTTTCAAAGGATGCCGCCTGAGAGAGTGCCGGTCGAGCCACACAAGCTTGCTAGACCCCCTCCCAATCCCCCAAAACCAATATATCTCTAATTCATATAACTCTTTATTACTAATTCCATAGAGTGAGTCTCCCTGCCGTGACCTAACCGTGCTTCAGTTGAACGTATTTAGCCTTATATGCTTCTATTATCATCAAATAAGTTATATATTAGTTCTATATTAGTTCTATATTAGTTCTATATTAGTCTTAGTTAGGTTCGAATCTAATTTCACAAAATTTTCTGTGAATTAAAACATGAGCAAAATCAATGACTTGCAACCAACTTGACAAAACCGGACAAATGAACTATCTTAGTGACGGTCGCCGGGCAGTCTGGCCGACAAATAGGAGCAAACCGAAATGGCACAATTCCAAGTCGTCTCCAACGATAGTGACTTCGCCGCTTCGCCTCGTAAGGGCAAGCGCATTCGTACATTCCAAGGCGAGCCGCTCTCAAAGGAAAGCTGGCGTGTTAAAGATCCGGCGAAGTTCCCAGCCGATGTCAAGAAAGCTTATAACGACTACCTGAATAGTCGCAAGGCTACCAGCGATCTTCGCGCCACGTTTGAGCGGATTTACAACAAGGCGACAAAAGTCAATCCGCCCAAAGGAACGGAACGCATTTTTGGGTACAATTTCGGAAAGTTCTCAACAAACTTCGCTGACATTGTGACTGAGAGCGCCGGAGGCCGTGCGGTCGAAAGTGACTTCTGATTGTCAATCGGGGCGGTAGCAATACCGCCCCTTTTCTTTGGAGCAAATGAACATGCCAGCATATCGAAATATATTCAGCTGTGATCCACAGACCAAAACAGAATGGAGCATAGTACTCGCGTACCTCGATAAGATGTACCGATTGGCAGGATTGCCAGTCACCATCTGCCCTTCAGCCAGACCGCGCGGCTCACTCAGGCTAGACGGTATCATTGGAGGTAAGTCGATCGGGGTTATTGTTCACTAACATAGTTAGGCCGGCCTCATCGCCGGCCTTTTTATTTGTCTGCATTCTGATATGTTATAACGTTGCACCGTTTGGCGACCCGGCACCCATACCCCTAAGTGGACAGGGGGTAGGGGGTCGGGCGTTCGGCTTTTATCTCTTACCCACCCACACTCCCAAAATTCCAATTTTCTGAATACCACAAACCCCCACTGCCCAAAATTCCAATTTTCTGAACCCAAAACCTAAACTCCACCAAACTCAAATTTTTGAAAATAAATATTTTTCTATTAAGAAATCCCCTTGACATGAGAGTACTTTTATGTAACACTCCCAATTGGTACTAATGTACCACGCTTGGTAAACTAGGGGCACCCATATGGCTTACAGTCTTTGCCCCCCTTATGTAAGCCGGGTGCCCCTCTTTCTCCTGCCGCATCATGACCCACATCGTAACTATAGTTAGTAACGCGAGTGCAAGTCTACGCAGCACGAGCCACACTAATGCGAGTGCAAGTCTACGCAGCACGAGCTACGTAGAATGAGTACTGACATTAAATATGATGCCCCTTATACACTTAGCCGATTTATGGCTAGTAACAGCTTCGGTAGACTTGTACTAGGACCAATTGGATCGGGTAAGACAACTTGCTGTATGATGGAGTTGTTAAGGCGGGCGGCTACACAGTCACCTGGTGAGGACGGGTTGCGTCATACTCGGTTTGGGTTGGTGAGGCAGACCCTGCTCCAACTTAAGATGACGGTATTAAAAGATATTAAGATGTGGTACGAGGAGATCGTGGACTGGCGCGTTTCAGAGAGCACGCTCTATATTAACTATAGTGACATAAGAAGTGAGTGGCTGTTCTTCCCATTGGATGAGCCCGCAGATGAGCGGCGCTTACTCTCTTCCCAATTAACAGGCGCGTGGGTGAACGAGTTCACTGAAATTAACGTGAACCTTATCGACCCCTTGGGTGGTCGGTGTGGTCGGTTTCCACGCGGCAGGTTCGGGGTGCCTACTTGGTCTGGCATCATAGGGGACAGTAACTTCCCTACTGAGGGGTCTGAGTGGCATGAGTTCCTTGAGAACCACCCACAACAGTATAGTATCTTTAAACAACCGGGTGGTCGCTCTCTTGCCGCTGAGAACTTACCACATTTGAACCAAACGGCTGATAGCATAAAGTTGTCCGAGGATAACTTAATACGCATAGGGCAGGGGAGAGCGTATTATGAGCGAGCAGCGCAGACGAGGAACGTGGACTGGGTGCGTAGGTACGTTGACGCAGAGTATGGTCGTGACCCTAGTGGTACTGCTGTGTTTGCTTCTACATTCGTGCGTAGGTACCACTGTGTAGAGGACGTAGAGCCAGTTAACCAGAAGGCGCTTATTATTGGACAAGACTTTGGGCGTGACCCTTGGAGTGTTATTACCCAACTTGACCACCGAGGGAGGTTACTTGTGCTTGCCGAAGCCCCGGCCACTGATGTTGGGCTTGACCTTCATATTAAGTCTACTCTTCGCCCTATGCTCGCTAATCCTATTTATTTGGGTAAGCCTGTTGTGATTATAGGTGATCCGTCAGGCCGGTTTAGACGTGACCAGTATGAGTACGACAACTTCCACATGCTCAATAAACTAGGGTTCAGATATGCCTACCCTGCCGCAACGAATGACATTGAGCTTAGAATACAAGCTGTGGAGTACTTCTTCGGAATGTCTATCGATGGAGGACCGGGTATACTTATCAGCGAGCGAGGATGTCCAAACCTTATTGCAGCACTTAACGGAGGTTATAGATATTCTAAAACAAAAGAGGGACAGTCTAAACCCGTCCCCGACAAAAACGACTCAAGCCATGTCGCAGATGCTCTCCAATATGCCTGTCTCACAGCTCGATCCCCTATAGCATATGATTGGGTCAGTACCCGCTCCCGTGCAGACATGCGACGGGAAGAGAGACTAAGGACGAGAGGGAGGATGCCGGCATCGGCTTGGACGTGACTATATATAGTGAGAAGAAGCGAGGAGGCAACAATGGCGCAAAACACTATCGGTTGGGCAGTAAAGCAAATGCAGAATGGGGAGCTTGTGTGTAGGAGTGGATGGAACGGCAAGCATATGTGGATAGCTATTGGGCAACCTGATGATAGTCCACATAAATCTAATCGTCTCTCCCTGCCGTATGTCTATATGATGACGGCACAACATCAAACCGTTCCGTGGCTATGTAGCCAGACTGATTTGCTGGCTACTGATTGGGAGTTGTATGAGCATGGATAAAAATAAAATAATACTTGTGTCTGAAGTGCGCTATAACGTTGGACGTGCTGCATATGAAGCGCGTTTCACTGACAATAAACATGCCGTCAAATGGCTTCACTTGCCGGACTATGCGAAGAAGGTATGGATACGTGTAGGGGAAGAAGCAGTTAACAGGTACTTAAATGAAGCATCTTTGTATCCAATAGTCACTAATAGTGAGGAGATAACATGAGTCCTGAGTAGAATAAATGAAACTAGCAATACCACTGAGTGAACAACAGGTGCGGCTGTACCACTCCTTAGCACAGGAGATAGTACAGGCATACCAATCTAAGGAGAATATATTAAAAGGTCTAAACATTACAGAAGCGCAGTATATCGAGATATCTCAGACTGCCGCATTCCAACGTCTTGTCCAACAAGCAATGAACGAGTGGAACGGTGCGGGTAATAGTGCCAAGCGTGTTAGACTTAAGAGTCAATGGGCTATTGAAGAGGGACTTCCGTTTATGTTTCAGTCGATGACCGACTCAAATGAGCCCCTCTCTGCCAGAGTAGAAGCATTTAAGGCTATAAGTAAGATAGGCCAGTTGGATACACAAGAAATCAATGCTGGTGCTGATCGGAGCTTTAGAATAGAGATAAATATAGGACAGGGGGTTACACCAGTCACTATAAATAGTGCTCCTACTATAACTATTGAGAATGAACCAATAAAAGAGGGTTTTGACATTGAGAATGAACCAAATTATAAGCCGGGGTTATTTCTTGAAGAAGTGAAAAAATAATTTAAAAGTTTAAGAAATCCCCTTGACAAGTAACTTTTTATAGTATATAGTCCCAAACTTATATGCGGCACAACGCCCTTCGGGGCCATAACGATATAGGCGGGGCTGGTGCCGCCGTTAGTCCCATTCCGGGTTGTTGGTCAAAGCGATACGACCGCGCAGTTTGATACTGCCGCGCAGCAACGGGGCTCTACTTACTCTCCTAACCGTACACCCGCTATGACCGGCCTCGCCGGTTATATATGGGACCAGTGGATGATTATGCGCCGTCATAGAGATACGGCGTCTAGCGGTTGGTCTTATAGGCTCTTACGTGCGCTACGTGCGTTTAATGGAGAATATGAGCCTGAACAAATTATGGCGATTAAAAAGTTCGGGGGATCGGAAGTCTATGCGCGACTAATAGCGATGAAGTGTCGAGGCACAACGTCGTTGTTAAGAGACGTTTATTTAGGCCCGGAAAGACCGTGGGGTCTTGAGCCTGATGACGATCCCCCGATCCCACAAGAAATAATACAATCTATTCAACAATTAGTTCATAGTGAGTTACAACAATCAGTACAAGCTCACTATCAAGCACTGATGCAGATGGCGGCTCATCATCATGCTGTCGGGCAGGTGCACGCTTATGGGCAACAAACAGGTCAAACGGCACAACAAGTACAAGCGTCTCTCCCTCCCCCACCGCCACCTCCTCCTCCCATACCTGACTCAAATGCCATACGTGATCGAATTCTTATGCTCGAAGAAGCAGCGAGGGATGCGGCTAAGAGGAAGTGTGCAGAGCAAACGGAAATTGCGCAAGATAAACTCCAAGAAATCCTCAATGAGGGAGGATTCTACACAGCACTAGCTGAATTCTTAGTTGATTTACCTTTATTTCCTTATGCGGTAATAAAGGGTCCAGTGGTCAGAATTAAGACCAATGTAGAGTGGGCACAGATGCCGGGGAACCAATCCTCGGCATTTTCGTCACTATCGTTAGTGAGTCCGCAGGGAACTGATCCTAATAGCCCCGATTTCCATAACCAGCAGAGACGTGGCGCACCCGGTGCAACTAAACCAAAAGTGGGTGGCCCACGTCAACCAATAGTAACAAATAAGCCGATGTTGTGTTGGGAGCGGGTTAGTCCGTTTGACATATACTGGACACCGGGGGTAAGCGATATTGAGAACGCCAACGTTATCGAGCGTATGCGCCTTACTCGTGCAGAAATCAATGATCTTCTCGATATGCCCGGATATATTACTGATGAAGTGCGCGCCGTTCTTGATGAATATGGTTCAGGAGGACTTGTCGATACTTGGGATCAAACCGACCAACCTAGAGCTATACTTGAGTCTCGTGAAGACCCTAGATTTAATCAGTCAGGAATGATTAACTGCTTACAGTTTCAGGGTAACGTACAGGGTAGGCATTTACTTGATATAGGATTTGATAAGTCACAAATATATGACCCGTCAAGAGACTTTCATATACAAAGTTGGCTTATAGGTACTCATGTTATTAAAGCGCAGCTTACACCTTCTCCTAGGAAGAGGCATCAGTATTATATTACGTCATTTGAGAAAGTACCCGGTACCCCTGTTGGAAATGGCCTGCCTGACATTCTTAGCGATGTTACTTCTGTTGCCAATGCTACCCTACGTAGTCTGGTTAATAACCTCACTATCTCTAGTGGCCCACAAGTGGTGGTCAATGATGACCGGCTAAGTGATGGTGAGGACGGTGAAGAGCTTTTTCCTTGGAAAAGATGGCATGTAAAGTCCGATCCCTTCGGGAACAATACAGAACAGGCTATTACGTTCTTCAATCCCGCATCAAATGCTCAAGAGCTTATGCAAGTCTATCAAGCCTTCTCTCAACTGGCAGACGAGATATCAGCGATACCGAAATTCATGACTGGTACCCCTACGGCAGGGATAGGGAGGACAGCATCGGGCTTGTCAATCCTATTACAGAACAGTGCGAAGATTTTACAGACCGTAGCAGCTAACGTTGACCGTGATGTAGTATCAAAAGTCCTTGAAGGGCTTTATGATATGATTATGTTGACTGATAAATCAGGGCTCCTAACAGGCGATGAAACAGTTAAAGTACTTGGCGTCGTTGTCGCGATGCAGCGTGAAACAGAACGTTCAAGACAACTTGAATTTTTACAGCTTACAGCGAATCCGATTGATATGCAAATTATTGGGCCGAAGGGGCGTGCGCAAGTCTTACGCTCTGTATCGGATAAGTTGGGGCTCCCCGGTGCAGATATTGTTCCTTCGACGGAGCAACTCGAAGCACAGCAAAAAGCAGCGGCAGCGATGGCTGCACAACAGGGCGCTCCGGGGCATATGCAGCAACCCCCGCAGCAAGCTCAACCGGGTGCGCAAGCACAAGGTGCTCAGGCAGGTAGCCCTGTAAACGCTCAGCAGGGGCCGGTGACTGCTAACGTAGGAGCAATCGCTGGCGGTGTTGGATAACTATGGATAGTGAGAATGTTCGGCGATAAACAGAGGAGCGGTACAATGGCTCGACGTGGTGGAAAAGGACCGGGTGCTTTAGCAATGGGAGGTGCGGGTGCAAAACCTAGACCCCCTAGAACTCCTATGGCTACAGCACCTATTGGCCCTCCCGGTGGCCTATCTGGTCCCGGTCCTATGGGCGTTAAAAAAGGTGGTCATGTTCATAAACATGCCAAAGGTGGTGTTGTTGGAGGCTCAGACACCAAGGGTCGTGTGCGTGCAGGTAGAGACAATTGCTAGGGGCTTGGAAACGCCGCTGGCATAATACTTGGTACCCTCCAACAAAGGACACTGAGATGGGTAGGGTTGAAAAACGAAGCGATAGCCCTGAATTTTTCGCTAAGGGCGGCACTACGAAGATGTATGATCGGGGCACCGCTCATCCTGCTATTGCTGGTGTTTCTGGCAAGGAGAGCAATGGTGGTTCTTCTGGTCAGAAGGCAGAGCGTAAGGGTGATGGCGCATATGGTAAGGATGTGCGCTTCGCTGAGGGCGGTTCTCAACATATGTTTGGGAAGGGTCATGCGGGCAAGAAAACTCCATTCGTCTCTGGTAAAGAATCTCAGGAGGGTTAAGTGAAGAAACTTTTAACATCAGCCGCCCTTGTCACTCTGCTGGCGGCTAGTCCTGCTTTATCGCAGCAAGTGGTGGTACAACCCCCCGGCGCTCTAGCAGGTAATGCGCTTGTCGCTGCTCCCACCCCCGCCGCGTTCACATTTACCGGGTCAATTGTTGTAAACACTGTTGGCTCTATTACTACTGGTTTTCTTGAAGTTCTACCATCGGCTGGTGCAGCACCACCCGCTGTTCCGATTGGTAGTTTGCTTTCTGGTACAGGCATAACAACTGGTACTGTTGTTCAGAAAGCGACGCAAGACCCGTATATATTTGCTGTTACGACAACGGGTGGTACTATTGCTGGTGTTAACAATATTACAATCACTGCTACACCGAAGCTATCGTTCCTTGTACAGGATACGATACAGAAGACCGCTCCGACTTATGCATCGGGCGGCTGCACTGCTGGCTCACCCGCATTTGTTGCTGGTAGTCTACCGTTCAATTGGGCGTTTACCAATGGATCGGGAACTTGTGGTGCTGGTAATACGGTAACGTTTACCTTCCCCGCCGCTGCTGTATCATGGAGTTGTACTGCACAGTCAACGCTTAACCCCACTACTGATATCTATGTATCAACGGGTGCAGCATCTACTACGGCTGTAGTGCTGACTGACTATAGTGCGGCGGGTGCGGCACAGAATACCAAAGCGAATGACGTGATCACTGGTAGCTGTATCCCCCGGTAGGAGACCTGCGATGCCTATGGCAGCATTTCCTGATGTCGATTTCAATAATCGACTAGCTGCACTTAGAGCTGTTGGTATAGCTCTAGGTGTTGGAAATTCGAATATACCGGATCAGAGTGCATCAAACAGTAATCGTACTTATATAAAGTTTATTAATCTGATGCGTGTTCAACAGGGATTGACGCCATTGCCTAGCCTCGACTATTCGGGGTTTTTGGCGGCGATCAATGTGTTAGCGGCTCGTGTACCATGAACTATTGGCAGCGAAATTTTCCCCCGCCGCTGGAGGTCACTATCCATGGTGATTGTGGCTTCTCAGCGCGTGGGGAGATCGTTGTTGCTATTTGTGAGAAAGTTAATGAATTAGCAGAGTATATATTTGGATTAGAGAATGAGAAGATACTTGTTCCTAGTCAAGCAGCGGGTAGTGATGAGCGTATGCCTTTGATGTTTCTAAGGCCATGTGTTGATGTTTTAACTAGAGTTATTCTCACGAAGAATTTAAAGACAAATCCTCCCGTGCAGATGGGTAACAATATGGATTATCATTTCTTTACAGTTTGGACAAAAGAAATTAAGAAGTGTATAAATGATATCTTAGAGGAGATAAACAATGGACAAAAAGAGCGAGCAGAAGAAAGATCACAAATCACGAGATGACACCGACATAGGCATCCATGAGTATGGTCCCGGTAATAAGCGTGAGCAGCTTGATGGGCTATGGGGCTTCCCCACTATTACTGGTGGATCGCGTGAACAGCGATTAACTGGTTCAAATTATTGCAAGGATGATCATAAGAAGTATGAAGCAAATAAAGATGATCCTCAATATCAATTGGGCGAAGCTCTTAAGAAACTTGGTAATGAAGGTACTCTGAGAGAGAATACTTCTCAACCAAGGATTGTTAGTACGTTTGGAGGAAGGCGCGGACTGTGAGTTCAAGGAATGAATATATTAGAGCTTTGTTTCAAGTCTCTAAGGCTGTTCATCCTGAAGTATGGACTAAGTTCGTGAAAGCGATAGAGGTTTATACGGCAGACCAAATCGAACGAACTATAACTAGCGTACCAACAGCAGATGCGTTAATTGCAGTTGGGATGGTACGACATATGAGAGAGTTCCGAGATGAGGTCATAGCTATTGAGAAACTATACGAGAAGGTAATCAAACCGTGAACGATGACCCGAATGTGCGGATTCCGGCTCAGGTAACAGCAGCGGCAGAGCGTGCTAATGAGATCGCAGCACAAATGCGACCCTCGCCACCTCCACCTCCACCCCGAAATGTCACTAACGTTAGTGACATGAAGGAGGGTCAACCTACGCCTCCTCCTGCCGAAGATTGGGAGCATCGTTTTAATTCTATGAAGGGGCGGTATGACGCTAACGAACAACGTATGCGAGATCAGACGCGGCAGATTTCGGAGCTTCAACGTCTCCTTTCAATGTCAGCAACGCCGCAACAACCGCCTCCGCCTCAGCATCAACCACCTCAGCAAAATCCTGATTTAAGGTTTGGTGGTGGTCAGCCGTATGTTCAACCTAAATTGTTATCAGATGAAGAAAGAAAAGAATATGGTGAAGATGTATTGAATGTAATGGGTCGCCGCACTATGGAGATAGTGGGGCCTGATATTCAGAGACTTACCGCCGTCGTCAATCAATTGATGGCGGATAATGCACAGCTTAAGGCACAGATGGGCGGTGTAAGGAATGTTGTCCATCAAGATGCTTCTGGGCGTTTTTACGATATTCTCGATAGAGAAATGCCTGATTGGGATGAAACCAATCATGATCCAGAGTTTGTACGTTGGCTTGGAGTGGTAGACCCATATTCAGGTCGCGTGCGGTCAGACCTCTTAAACGAAGCACACCGGCAGAATGAAGCTACCCGTGTGTTAAACTTGATGAGAGGATATAGAGCAGAAAGAGGAATAACAGGAGCCGCCGTTAACCCTGTTGGGAATCTGCAACCAAATTCCGGCAATGGAGGCGCACCCCCTGTAAATGGCGGTGTTCGTCCATCCCCGCAATTTGAACTACAGAGCCTTGCAGCGCCGGGTCGGGCAAAGTCAGGGCAGCCTCCTACGCCCCCTGATAAACCCTTCTTTACTAACTCTGATATCAGTCGGTTTTATGCCGATGTGACGAAGGGTGTGTATGAAGGCCGCGACGCTGAAAAGGCCCAACTGGAACAAGCATTGTTTAGTGCTGCGAAAGAGGGCCGCATACTTCAGCGTTAATGTCAACGCCCGATGTATGAGGCAATACAATGGCACTCGGTCTTGCTGGTAGTGGCACTACCCCTCCTATATATGCGCCAGATAGTACGCCTACAACTAGTCCTGATTATGTAGCTGCTGGTTTTATACCTGAGCTATGGTCAGGTAAACTAATCGAGAAGTTTTACGCGGCAACCGTCCTCGCTGCTATCTCGAACACAGATTATGAGGGCGAAATTAAATCTTATGGTGATCGGGTTAAAATCCGCCAGAAGCCAACCATCATCATTAATAACTATCTTGTCAATGGTGACTTGTCTCTGCAACGTCCTGTTGGCAATTTTACGGAACTTTATATTGACCATGGCAAATATTTCTCAACTATTCTCGATGATGTAATTGAGAAGCAGTCTGACATTAATAATCTTTCAATTTGGGCAGACGATGCTTCTGAACAGATGAAGATTGCGGTTGACACTGATATTCTTCTGTTCCTTCTCAATTCGGCTTATCAGGGGCCGGGTTGGGTAGCCGGCGCACCAACTCAATTCGCTAATGCGGGTGCATCAGCAGGTGCTATTTCTGGTAATATCAATCTTGGCACTAATGCTTCACCATTAGCTACAGTTGGCCGCAACCCGGCAACTGGTCAGGTGGAAATCATTGACGTTATCCTACGTCTTGGTCAAACACTTGACGAGCAGAATATCCCTGAGACGGGGCGATGGGTGGTCATGCCTACATGGGCAACCTTCCAACTCAAGCGTTCTGAATTGCGTGAAGTGTTTGTGTCAGGTGATCAGACCTCCATTCTCCGCAATGGGCGGTTTGGTCAGGTTGATCGGTTTACTATCTACGCTTCAAACCTCCTTCCCGGTAACGGCAGCGTTGGATCAGGTTTAAGCGCAGGTGTGTGGCCTATCTATGCTGGTCATGCTCATGGGCTGACGTTCGCCTCTCAGTTAACGAACGTTGAAACGATCCGTTCCGAGCGTACATTTGGTCAAATCCTTCGTGGTTTGCAAGTGTATGGGCGGCAAGTGCTTGCCAGTAATCCTATCATTCCTATCGGTCAAAGCGAAGCACTGGCTCAGGCGCTAGTGTCGCAAGTAGCCGGTACTTGATGGGATAGGCTCCCGGCTCTCCTGCCGCATAGGGGGCCGGGAGTTCTCACTATTGATGGTGAGGATAGATGGCACAAATCTATAGCACAGTCACAGCATATGTGGCATCTGCTAGAAACAGAATGCAGGATTTGGTGAAGCCATACCGCTACACCGATAGCCAGATGGTTGATGCGCTTAATGTTGCGATGGAAGAGGCACAGCGTATTCGTCCAGATATATTCCTTGATCTTAAATATCAACAGCCTATTGTAAATGGAGATTTAGATGATGGTTTCATACAGAGTTATTATACTACTTCTGATATTAGTCTTGATAGTGGCGGGGATTATGTCGTTTCTGCTGGCACAATGGTACCCGTCCCCTCCCGATATAACGATCCTCTAATTTGGTATATGGCGGGACACTTACAGGCACTAGATGTGGAGGATACACAAGATGCAAGAGCAATAGCATTTATAGCTAAATTCCTGCAACGTCTAACCACACCAACATCATGAGCACAGCACTATCTATAGTGAGAATGTTAGACAGTATACGCATCGACTGTCCCGGTGTTATGGATGGCACGTTGCGTAAACAATTATATGATATATTTAGAGAGTTCTTTAGGAGAAGTAATATTTGGCTATTTGAAATGCCAATTTATGTTATTGCTCAGTCAAATGACTATGTTCTTAATACATGTCAACACGCTCATGTAATTCGTTTAATGGCATTAGATCGCCCTTCTTATCCCCTGCCGAACCCGGCAGTTTATATACCGGGTGATCCTCCACAATTTTTAGAGTTCGCTGTTAGTCCATCTTTTGAAACACAAAATCCATTTCCTCGTGTTCCACGTGGGGGTGCTTTGTTAAGTACTGGTAAATGCCCAATTCTTCGTATTCAATGGAACCCTGGTGCTCATGAGACATGGATTGCAACATTAGCTTTGAATATTGCTGATCCAATGGATGCTAATGGATTACCGACTGATATGCCAGAATGGATTATAGATAAGTATTATGATCATCTTTATCATGGTGTTACTGGTAAGTTAATGTTACAACCTAATAAACCATTTAGTTCTCCTAAACTTGCCGAATATCACATGCGTAAGTTTAATGAAGGTGTAGGATTAGCACGGACGGAAGTTAGACATATGTTCACTTATGCTGGTCAACGTTGGGCGTTTCCACAAACATATGCTACTCCTTTACATCATAAGGCTGTGTGATGAATACGATTTATCCTATTCCTATACCATCCAGCCAAGCTAGTGGTATGGCATATTTTTATGCTACACAAGAGGCAGGTGGCAGTTATTATCTTGGACAATTGTTAAAACCACTATTAGCTAAAATTTTTGTTATACTTGACTATTCGCAATTATCATCGGGCGCAACTATATCATCATATAATTTTACCGTAGACATAGCATCTGTTCCACCGTTGGCTATTACTGGATCAGGGTTAGATGTAACTAATAAAATTCTTAGTTTTTATGTTGCTGGTGGTATTGCTTCTGTATATAAACTAAGTGTTAATGCAACAATGTCAAATGCTGAGGTTCGTACTGATTGGATTGAAGTCACTATACCAGATGCTGATTGTGGCTGTGCGCCGGGTAGTGGTAGTTCTATACCAATATTTCCTAATCAAGTGCAACCAGCTGGCAATTATTTTGTTAGTGAACAGATACAATACTTTGTTGCTGCTTCGCCTCCGACAGGTGCTAATGTAATGGATCAATGGTATAATACAGCTACAGGACATTTATATGAGAATGTAACTGATGGAAATACTACATGGTGGATGGATATCACTGGTACTGCATTGTTTGCTGAGATATTGAATGTTACTGGTGTTAATGCTGTATCTAATCTTACAAAGACACCTATTGGCGCAGTAGAGCTAGTAATAAATAATGTATCTGTATTTACTAATGCTGGCGCGAACCCACCATTTAGTGTTGATACAAGTGGGGCAGTTACATGGAATACAGCTAATACTCCTTATTCAATTGGTATACACGATAAAGTGCAGGCTATATACAATACATAAAAGGTGAAGTGTGCTAAAACGTCTCTTATTGTTAGCAGGTTTGCTCACTATAGATAGTGAAGTGTCGGCGCAGATATCGCTTCCGCAGATGGGTATTACCCATTCGACATTACCAGAAGTGTTACAAGTTCTTGACGGTACACAGACTTGGGTTGCTATTGGAACTATCGACCCCACTACTCATACATTTACACCTGCTGGTGGGGGTGGAGGTGGAGGTGGTGGGGGTAGCCCACCAGCGGGTTTAGTTGGTGATATTCAACTTAAAGCTACTAGTACTTTATTTGGTAGTTTTACACCGGGGGCTGGTGTCGCCGCTGCTTTGCAGCAGCCTCTTGGTGTTAATACTGGCATACCATCAATTCAAGGTACTCCTATTACTGGGGAATGCCCAATATGGACTATGGGGGGACATTTAGGCTCGCAAACTTGTCCCACTACGGGACTTCTGGTAACAGATGGCACGCACAGCGTCTCGGGTACGACCAATCTGATGTTTGTTGGCGGCGTAGTAAGTGGATCGACACCCAATGCTACAGCGACGGTCACGGCGTCCGCAGCGGGTTCCACGGGCTACAATCAGGTCAATAATGCTGGAGCGCTCGCTGGCGTTCCAGCGGAAGGAATTAATGTAACTCGCCCTGACATTGGCATGCAATGGTCCACGTCACCGACACTATTTGATAACGCGCCCTTCATTCAAGCCCTTATGTTGCAGATTGGCAATACACCAAGCCTCGGACAGGCCAATACTGGGTCTGCAACTGTGTATTTCCCGCACGTCGATGGCGGCTCAACAACAATATATTATTTCTCCCAAGCTCTAGACCTATCCCGCCCGGCGCAAATTAAATGTGGCAGTGGTCGGGCCGGTACTAATGGTTTTGGTGGCGTAATGCTGCTGTTTGCCGCTGGTGTCGATGGAATTATTACTGAAGACCCCAAGTTATCTGTTGATGGGGGTACAGCGCAAGACGCAGATATTAATGGCTGCATGATCCGGTCTATGGCGTCGGGAGGCGGTGAGATAACTGCACTTTTCTTCCAGGCGGTTCAGACTAATTCCACGACCATGAATGTGACGGGGTGGTCGCCTGTGCAAGGTGTTTCTAACCTATGCGTGGGTATGGCGGTCAATGGCGGCGTGTTTAGTAGCTATCCATTTAATGCAGGGGCCAATGCTCGGGACGGCGGAACCAATAATCTCACATACCTCAACGCTCATATTACCCAGCTTCCTGGCGGCGATACGACGGTTGGCGACTGCTCGACTTCGCTAGGCACCTATCTTCTCGATAAGGCGGAGTCTACTGATAACACGCACGCCTTTAGCGTTGCGGCTACCGGCAGTTTTACAACGGCCTCAACTTCGATTCCGGTCGCATCATGCGCTGGGGTTAATCCAAATGTCGCCGGCACAGCCATCCCTGTCTACGACCTTACGACGGGCTCGTTGGTTGGGGCGACCACAACGTCCAACCAGTGCACAAGCAATACGCTCCATTTGGCCAGCGCTTCGCTGATCAATTCCAGTGGGGCTAGCGACACTCTGTCTGTGTCGATCACCGCCTATTTCGCGGCGAGCAGCAATAACAGCGGAAACCTGATTAATCGTGTGTCCATGACAGGAGTTGGAATAGCCCCCGCGAACCCGGCGAGCCCAACATTTGCCGCTGGGGATGGCATTATCGCCATGCCATTTAATTCTGGTTCCGGAACTGGAGATATTTCGACTACGCCGGGCGCGGTAGTAGGAAGCGTATCCGGAACCACCATCACATTAGCTGGTAATGGGCATACGAAGACCACCGAGTTTTATGACTTTGAGGGCTCGGCTGACTATCGGCTCTTTCGACTGCCTGCGGCAAACGCCTACTCAGTGCAAACGCAAGCACCGTCTACCGGGACGGCGGCGCAAAGCTGGGTGACGTCCCCCACAGCAAATGCGTTCACCGGGTCGATTTCCGGAACTGCGTTATCAGTCAGCGCGATCGCGACCGGACAGCTTTGCATTGGGCAGGTGATTACTGGCTCGCATATCAC